CGTTCGGCGGCATGGACGCGAATGGTGTGCCGAACAGCAACATCGCTCGCATCGATGGCGTGGGAAATTTCTGGCTCAACGGCACCATCGTGCTGGGCCGCGATCCGATCAACTGGAATGACGTCGCGACGAAGAACTATGCAGACGCGAAGGTCTACAGCGGAAACTATCTCCCGGTCTCTGGCGGCGTGAAGATGTCCGGGCTGTTCTACACTGCACAGCAGTGGGTTGGCGTCGCTCACGGCGGAGGTGCTGGCACGGTAGAGATCAGGAGCATCGATGCTCCATCGGACTCGCACATGAGCTTCTATCAAGTCGGTCGCGGCTTCGCTTCCAACTTCGGACTGTCGAGCGACAACAATCTCTGGTTCGGCGGATGGTCGCACGGGTGGACTGCTTACAAATTCTGGTCAACGAGAGAGTTCGGCGGATTCCCGGCGAGCAACGCGCGACTGGTTCACGCTGGAGACTACAACCATCCATCGTTTCAGGGGCACGTTGAACCGTGGGGCGGATCGGTGGTCACCGGCAGCAGCGGCTATCAAGCATTCACCGCCATCGTTCATCGCTACCGCTATATGCAGAACTTCACTTCTGGCTGGTACACGATTGGGTACGTGTGATGTTGGACTTCCCTGACGCTCCAGTGATCGGCGAGATATTTCCAGCGAGCGGATCGCCGTCGTTCAGGTGGGATGGCATCAAGTGGATCGGCGCGTCGGTTGGTCCGTCGCTGGTGCCGTCGGACACTCCGCCTGCGATGGATGGAGCGGCGACACCGGGCGCATCAGGCGCGTATCAACGCGGCGATCACGTTCATCCGTCAGACACGACGCGACTTCCAGTAGCGAACGCGAACATCACTGGTGGAATGTATTCGGACTCGATTGTCGCCAACGCGGTCAACGGCAACAACGTGATCTATGCGAACAATCGCATCATCGCGCAGAATGCAGACGTCGGAGGACAGCCCAGCTTCAGTTGCTATTCGTGGGATCGCGGATATTCCGGCGGCTTCTTCCTCGACACTAGTAACACGCTCGCGTTCGGAAATTTCTACGGACACGGCGATCCAGCGAGCAACGGTTCGCGCATCGACATCTACGGCAATCTCTATCTGGGCCACACGATGCTGGTGTCACGCGATCCGACTGGTGGGCTCGACGTTTCGACGAAGCAGTATGTGGACACGCGCACGTTCAGCGGAGCCTACATGCCGATGACCGGCGGCTACATGACCGGCCAGTTCTACACCTACGTCTCGACGGGATCGCTGTGCGGCGGCGGTCCTCCGACGATGGAAATGCAGACTCCCGGTGCAGGCGATGATGACTTCCTCACCCTCCATCGCACTGGACACTTCGCCACCAACTTCGGCTGCGGCGGCGACTGGAATCACTACATGGGCGGCTGGTCGCACGCTGGCGTCGCCTACAAGTTCTGGACATCGCGCGACTTCGGCGGCTTCCCTGTCTCTGATGGTCGCATGGCGTACTGCGGCGACTTCGCGCACATGATGTACACCGGGATGCAGGAGCCGCACGGCGGCGCTGGCATCACCGGCACGAGCGGCTATCAGGTCGGCACCTACTTCTACATGCGCTATCGCGCCAAACAAATTCTGACCAACGGTTGGTACACCATCGGCTATGCTTAACTTTCCGGATGCACCAGTAGCAGGACAATCGTTTCCGCCCTTCACGTTTGATGGTGTGAAGTGGATACGCGCGAGCACGCCGCCGTCGAACGCTGTGCCAGCGGTGAGCGGCGTCGGCACGCCCGGTGATGACGCAGAGTACACGAGAGGCGATCACGTTCATCCGACGGACACGTCACGCGCTCCGACTGTGACGCCGTCGTTCACGGGAGCGCAGGCCGACATCCTCAACGTGACCGGCGTTGCCTACATCGGCACCGACATCAGAACAGAGACTGGTCGCGTCATCTCGCAGATGGCTGGCAACGTCGCGGATCAGCCATCGGTCGCAATGCATTCGAATGGAGCGACTGGTGGTCGCGGCGTAGCGCGAGGGTTCTTCCTCGACGCTTCGAATTATCTCGCGTTCGGCGGCATGGACGGCGCAGGCAATCCGCTCGACAACGTCGCGAGGTTCGACAACATCGGGCACATCTGGCTCAACGGCACGGCGGTGCTTGGCCGCGATCCGACATCGCCGATGGAAGCTGCATCAAAGCAGTACGTCGATGCGAAGGCCGCAGCCGGTGGCGGTGGTCCCTACATTCCGCTCTCCGGCGGATCGATGGGCAACATCTACTATCCGAATAATAGCGTAGGCTGGCTGGGCGCTAATGGCTCTACTGCGTTCGAGGTGCAGAGCGGCGGCGGCAATGATGCGTGCATCACCTTCCATCGGCCCGGCGCGTTCGCGTGCAACTTCGGACTGGGTAGCGATCATAACTTCTACTATGGCGGCTGGTCGTTCGGCGCTGCAGCGTGGCGGTTCTGGACAACGCGTGACTTCGGAGGATTCCCAAGCAGCAACGAGCGCTTTGCGCATGCCGGTGATTATTTGCAGGCGTATACGGCTGGACTGGTCGAGCCGTGGGGCTCTTGCATGACAGGCTCGACGGGCATCACAACCTTTACGGCGGTCACGCAACGCTATCGCTATTGGCAATTACTTACGACAGGATGGTGGACGGTGGGCTTCGCATGAACATTATCGATCACGGTAGGTGGGTGAATTACAAGCCGAATCCGATTCCGGAGAAGGCTCCGCCGAACGCGCTGTTCTGCAAGCGCGAGAGCGATGGTCAGGATTGGTATCTCTACGTTCACGCAGTGCCGCCACCGGGCGTCGTCGCGGTGAACCCGAATGACTACGCGACGCAGTTCAACGTCACCAACTTCCAACTGGAGACGGTGAAGTTCACCGCGCTGTGGCAGGAGCAATACGGCGCATATGTCGTCGGCGCTGCGGTCTACGATCCGCTGATGTTGTTTCCCGGTGGCCAGTTGCTGGGTGAGATCACCGACTACACCGGCAGCGATCCGCAAGCGGACTTTGGCAACAAGGTCTATGATCCGGAGACGAAGACGTTCAGCGATCTGCCGCCGATAGAAGAAACGGCGGGCGCGATCTGGCTGCAAGAGCTTGAGCGGAAGATTCTAAGCAAGCTCGACGAGTCCAGCGCACAGAAGATTATGGGCAAGCTCGACGAGATCAGCGCACGCCTTACGAAGCTGGAAGCGAAGCCGAAGTCCAAGGGGCAGAAATAATGGCGATGAATTTCCCAGACGCGCCGGTCACTGGCGACATCTACGGACCCTATCAATGGGACGGCGAGAAGTGGGTGACCACCGGCAGCGGTGGCGGCGACGGAGGTGGCGAGGTCACCGGAGATTATCTGCCTCTGGCAGGCGGCACGTTGAGCGGCGATCTCACAATCGCAAAGGCGTCACCAACTCTTCTTCTGGCCCGCACGGATGCCACGACCAACAACATGATAGAGGCCAAGCGAGGCGGCGTGCCGGAGTGGCGCGTCGTGCTTGGCGACAACATCAACTACGACTTCTACATCGAGAAGTTCGACTCCGACGGCGTCAGCGGCGGCAAGGTCTTCCACATCGAGTCCGCCGCTGGCTGGGTCACGCTGAGCACAGTGCTGCAAGCGCAGGCTGGAATCCAAGCGACGAACCTGAGTGTGAGCGAAGGCGTGTGGCTCGCGCGCGATCCGACGCAGCCACTTGAGGCGGTGACGAAGCAATACGTCGATGCGATTGTGATCTCCGGCGGCGGCATGCCGGATGCGCCAAGCGACGGCGTGCAGTACGGCAGGCAGAATGCAGCTTGGACTCCGATTACTGGCGGCGGCGCGAGTGGTGACTATCTCCCGCTGAGCGGCGGCACACTGACCGGCGATCTCTCCGCGACCGGCTATCTGCTTGGGATCAACAAGTTCGCGACGGTGGACACTGCGGCGAATCGAGTGACGGTGTGGGGCACTAACACTCTCAAGGAGACGCTGCGGCTTGGCGTTTCTGCCAACGAATACTTCGCTGACTCTCATAGCTTCAAAGGAAGCGATGGGATGTCCACGATCTTCATCGCCAGCAAGACTTCTGGGGTGGCACTCTACAAGCCGCTCCTGTTGCAGGCCGATCCTCAACAGCCACTTCATGCGGCGACGAAGCAATACGTTGATGCGCAGGTTGCTGCGGGTGGCGGTGGCGGCGCGACCGGAGACTATCTTCCGCTGAGCGGCGGCGAGATCACTGGCGATCTCGCGATCTCGAAGATCGATCCGGTGCTGGTGCTCGAACGTCCCGACACGCTGTCGAGCGCCCAGATCATCAGCAAGGTGAGCGGCGTCGATTACTGGACGATGACGCTTGGCATCATTGGCGACAACGATTTCAGTCTTTATCGCAGCTTCAGCGGGAGCACGAATCCTGCTTTCTCCATTGAGCACGACACTGGCATCTTCAATATCTATTCGAGGCTCGAAGCGCGGGCCGACATCAATACTCCGAACCTGACGGTCATGTTCGATGCAACGCTGGGCCGCGATCCGACATTGCCGCTTCACGCCGCGACGAAGCAATACGTTGACGCTGTTGCAGGTGGTGGCGGTGGCGGTGGAGAATATCTCCCGCTGACTGGTGGCACGATCACCGGCACTCTGATGGTGACTGGCCAGCTTGCATCGCCTGATGCTCAGTTCAAGAAGCTCAAGGTCAATGGTCCTGATGACTTCTCGACTGGCGGCGTGATCGAGATCGGCAGATGGGCCGATGGTCTGACTGCGCAGATCGTTGGTTCAAAGGATGATGTGCGGCGCTGGGACATCGTGCTTGGCAACGCAGACCCTGATGGCTTCCCGAATGACAACTGGGAGGGCTCGAACTTCGAGATCGCGAGCTACGACAACTTCGGTCGCAACCGTGACATCAACTTCACGATTGATCGCTACACTGGAGAGTCCCGCGTTGGTCGCGATCCGATAACAACGCTTGGCATCGCGACGAAGAACTACGTCGATATCCACGTGGGCATGGTTCACGTCGGCGAGACCAAGCCTGTCGTGCAAGAGAACGTGCTGTGGTGGGACAACGTCGAGGGCCAGCTTTACATCCAAGTCTATGACATCGATTACACCTATCAATGGGTGCAGGCGGTCCCCGATCCTTACTACATGCTGAAGACGACTGGCGGCTCGATGACTGGTGCGCTGCTTCTCGCCGCCGATCCGGCGCAGCCGCTCGAAGCTGCGACGAAGCAGTATGTCGATGCTGCACTCACGCCGCTCGCCGATCTCGAAGCTCGCATCAGAAAGCTGGAGCAAGCATGAACGTCATGATCGCATCGAACCGCGTCAGGCCAGAGCGTCACCTGAAGCGCAGCGCCGCGCTGGCGCTGACGTCCCCGGTGGTGTTTCAGTTTCCGGGCTCGCCGACGTGGCGCATCAATGTGCCAATGGTGGACGCGGTGGAGATCGACTTCGTAGGATCACGAGGCTTCTGTGAGTCGGCCCCTACTGCCGATGCGCAATTCCAGATCAGGCGGATCGATCCGATGGGCAAGATGACAGTGATCGGTGTGGCGGTCTTCAAGGCGACGCAGCTATTCCATGTCACGTTCTCCGGGTACGTGACGGCGATACTTGATCCGGGCGATCTTCTTCAGGTGGTGGCACCCAGTGTGGTTGATGCTACCTTTGCGCACGCCAGCATCACGATGAGAGCGGTGAGGATTTAATATGGCGGGTCTCGATTTCCCAAGCGCACCAGTCTACGGCCAAGTCTACAGCAAGTGGACGTGGGACGGAGGGCGCTGGACTTGCGGTCTACTGCCGCCGCCGCCGCCGACGCTCACCAGCATCGATCCCGCTGCGGTAGAGACAGGCAGCGCGGCCTTCCTGCTGACGGTGGTCGGCACCAACTTCCTCGCGACCAGCATCATCAATTATGGTGGAGCCGATGTGCCAACGACATTCGTTGACGCCACGGTGCTGACCGCAAACGTCACGCCGCCTGCGCAAGACGGCACCAAGATGGTCTACGTGCGCAACGGCGCGAACGTCTCGACGTCGGCCTCTGTCGTGTTCACCACGACGCCGCCGACGCCGCTGCCAGCGCCAGCGTGGGTGCCAGCGGGAGCTATTGCCTGCGTCGATTTCATGGGCGGCACGCCGCAAGGTCGCGGCTACGACGGCTTCGCGGAGTACGACGCCGCAGGAATGTCCGCGATGCTTGGCAGCGATCCGGCTTCAGACATCTACTACAGCGACTCCAACTACGATCCTGCGGCCATCCAGCCGACTGGCTACGATTATTATTCTGTCGGTCAGATGACTGGACCTGCCGCGCTTGGCGCACTGAAGGAGGCGATGCTCAACCCTGCGGGCACGACGATTGTTCTGGGATACAATCTTTGCGACGGACACAACAACGTCTACACCGCGCTCAGCAGCGGATTGTCTGCGTTCTGCGCTTACCTTGGCAACTTCACCAAGACCATCAGCTTCTCATCCGAAGCTCGCACCCTGTTTGACCTTGGCCCGCCGAACATGGCGACCGATCCCTTGCTGCGAGAGTCAAACCGTATTGCTATCACGCTGACGCAGACACTGGCCGAAGCCTCGATGAACGGTGGACCCGTGATGACGATGGCGCTCGACGCCGGAGACTGGCCGCACGGTCCGCCGCTTGGGTTCTTGCTGGACGGTGGCGACGTCATGTGCCTTGAGGTTTACCCGGTGCAGCCGTCCAGTCAGCTACCGATCCTGAGTGGGATGGGCGTTGAGTCATCGGCTCCGACGGTCACCAGCGTCAACCCAGCGTCGGTATTGGCGGGGAGCCCGATCTTCACGCTGACAGTGACCGGCACGAACTTCGACTCGACCTGCTTCGTCACCACTGACGGACTCGACAATACGACGACATGCGTTGACTCAACGACGCTTACCGCAGTCGTCACACCGCCAGCGGCGGCTGGCACTGTGATGGTCGCCGTGCGCGATGCAGAGGTTGTCTCGAATTCTGTCCCGCTAGCGATCACCGCTTCCGGTGCAGCGACATCCACCCTCACGCGCATCGATCCGCGAGACAAGATCGCCAACGGCGGGACCTACACTCTCACGGTCTACGGCACGGGCTTCGTGGCTGGTGCCGTGTGCCAGTTCGATGGCGTCGATGTCGCGCATAACACGTCGTTCGTCACGCCCACCATGATCAGATACGGCTTCCTCGCTCCTCCAGTTGGCACTGTCGCCATTAACACCATCACCATCAAGAA